CAGACCCTAACATCTTTTCAATGACACAAAGAGTTACGTTAGCTCAAACTCAATTACAAATAGCTACTTCTAACCCGCAACTACATAACGTGCATGAAGCGTATCGTAGAGTGTATGCAGCGTTAGGCACTAAAGACATAGAGTCTTTATTAAAACCAGCCCCACAACCTGTACCAAGAGACCCTGGTCTTGAAAATGCAGCTGCACTTCGTGGGGAAATGTTAACTGCTTTTCCATTTCAAAATCATGATGCTCATATTTTAGCACATACTAAATTTATGCAATCAAGAATGGTACAAGCAAATCCTGCAGTATATGCTGCGTTACAAGGACACGTATCGGAACACATATCGTTTAAAGCTACCGCACAAGTAAAACAAATTATAGATACTAAACCAGAAATGATGGAAGTAGCACAAAGAGATCCGGAAGGATTTAAACATTTATTTGATTCTATGGTAGCGGAAACTATAACTCAGTTAACTGAAGAACTGGTTAACTTAGAGATGGGTAATCAGAAGCCAGACCCATTGGTGCAATTGAAACAACAAGAGTTAGATATGCGTGCTATGGATATTCAACGTAGAAGTCAAGAGTTTGCTACAGAAGAGCAAAGAAAACGTGAAGAGTTTGAGCAAAACATTGATTTAGAAAGGATGCAACGTGAAGACGCTGAAGCTGCTGGTAAAGAAAGAATACGAGTTGCAGATGATAAGTTAGACATCATGCGTGATAAGTTAAAACAGGACACTGGTAAAGATGAAAAAACTAAGTAAAACAGTACCACCTAAAAAAGGACCAAACCCACAGGGTTTGAAAAACGGTGGTTGTCCATTTCGTGATGTAGGTGCAAGAAGTCCTTACAAAGGAGTCAGTGCTATTCAAATCAAAGGTCAAAAATTTATAGGAGTTAAATAATGATAGGGTTGATAGTTAATGGTTTATCAAAAGCTGTAGGGGGTTACTTTGAACATTCTGCTAAAAAAGCAAAAGCTAAATCTGATTTAAAAATAGCAGAGATTGACGCAAAAGTTGCAGTGCAAAAGAAAGTAGCAGAAGGTAAAATTGAGTGGGAAACCGCTATGGCAAAGGCAAGTGATGATTCTTGGAAAGATGAAGCCTGGACTATTTGTTTTATTGCAATCATAATTTTTAGCTTTATACCTTACTTTCAACCATTTGTTGCAAGAGGTATAGAGTTTTTAGCTACATTTCCTGAATGGTTACAGTGGTCAATTATGGCTAGTATTGGAGCATCATTTGGGTTAAAATCAATCGGTAAATTTACTAAGTAGGAGGAAGACATGGCAGTAGGACCAAATAAAAGACCAGCTAGAAAAAGAATTCAAGCAGGATCAACTGGAGCTAAATATATTGCAGCTAAAGCTAAGGCAGGTAAAGGTAGAATGACTGCGAAAGACGTTGAAAAAGCTGGCAAAGCAGTGGGCATGAAAAAAGGTGGTAAGATGGCTAAAGGTTATGCTAAAGGTGGAGCTAAAATGATGAAAGCTATGGGTGGTAAGATGGCTAAAGGCTACGCTAAAGGTGGCGCTAAAATGTCAGTTGCCGGTTTAAGAGCACAAGCTAAAAAAATGGGATATAAAATAACTAAGGGTTAAATTTGTCACATTTAATATCGAACATACCTTTAGTTTTAAAGGCATGGGTCAGAAAAGAATTTACACACAACCATCGTGCTTATCATGGTGAGTTTCTACATTGTTATGTAATAGCAGTCAATTGTATTCCAGATCGTTGTTTAAGTTTCCAAGTCATTTTTACTGGTTGTGAAGATGAAGAGAATCGTTTAGAAAATCCGCATGGTGGTGCCATGTGGGCGCGTATGCCAATCACCGCCTTAGTTGAAGATGAACCATTAGATGAAATGCCACCACCTATGCCAACTCATATTGCTCAACCTTGGGATGTATCATCAAGAGATCATTCTATTATTGTGTTTGACCGAACCAGTTCTAGTCCTTGGTTAGCTCGTATTGAAGGTGAGTTTTATACCGCTAAGTATTATTTTACCGTGGACTATACCAATAGTGAAATAGCTGATGATCCAGCACAACACAAACAATCACATGTTCTAGCCTTGACTGAAGGACCATGGAAAGGTTGTTTTGTGGCATTACCAAATAATCGAGTACGAGTAACCTCACCAGCTATGTGGGTAACCGGTAATGGTCCGCCAGACTTTGTGCCATCACAATGGACACATAAGGCAGAAGCACATGATAGCTATATGGATTGGGAATACACTTTTAATAATCTATACGCACCGGAGAAAAAAAAGTAAATGTATGATATAGATACCATACTGGCTGTTAAATTAATTTTAGAGAAAAGAATTGCTGAATTAAAAGAACATATTATATACAATATAGACAACACAGAAGCTTTGGCGTATGCTAAAGGAAAGCTCAACGGCATGGAGCTGTTGCTACAGGATTTAAAAGACCTGCAAAAAGGAGAAGAGTAAAAAATGACTAGTATTATCAAACCTAGCTATATTGCGGACGAAACTATACCGTCCGAAGAAAAACAGGACACCCCTAAACCTACACAAGATTATTTAAAACACATGGATCAATTACCTGATCCAGTCGGTTATCGTATTTTACTTAAGATGTGGAAAATGTCTGAAACAACTAAAGGTGGTATTGCTTTATCTGAACAAACTTTAGAAACTTCTGAAATGACATCAGTAGTAGGCTATGTTGTTAAAATGGGCGACATGTGTTACAAAGATACAGAAAAATTTTCAACTCCTTGGTGTAAAGAAGGTCAGTTTGTAGTAATAGGTAGATACGCTGGCGCTAGATTTAAAACCAAGTTTGGAGAACACAGAATCATTAATGATGATGAAATTATTGGGACTATTGAAAAACCCGAGGACATCCTCGCACTATTTTAGGAGTAAAATATGTCAGAAGCACAAGTACAAGATGTTGAATTAGATACTGATGATGTTGAAGAAAGCTCTGTTGATGTAGAGCAGCCCACAACTGAAGAATCTACCGCAACCCCTGAGGTTGATTTAGGCTATACCGATCCAGTTAATAACGATAAAGCTGAAATTGTTGAAGAGCCAAAAAACGAAGATGATTTACAAAATTATTCTGAAAAAACGCAAAAAAGAATTGATAAACTAACTCGTAAAATGAGAGAGGCAGAAAGAAGAGAAAAAGCTGCCCTTGACTATGCGAAAGGTTTACAAGACAAGTATTCAAATGTTGAAAAAAATCAAGTTACTAGTGACGAAACTTTCTTAAAAGAGTTTGACGCCAGAGTAGATGCTCAAAGAGAACAAGCAAAAATTAAACTGCAAGAAGCAGTTGATACTCAAGACAGCGCAAAAATGGTAGAGGCTCAAGATGAATTAACTCGTTTAGCAGTTGAAAAAGAAAAAGGTAAAATTAAATTACAAGAAACAGAACAAAGAAAAACTCAATTAGAACAACAACCTGAAGAAGCCCCTGTTGTACAACCAAGTCCAAAAGCTAAAGCTTGGGCAGAAGATAATACTTGGTTTGGAACAGATGATGTAATGACAGATGCTGCTTTTAATCTACATAAAGGTTTAATTGAAAACGAGGGCTTTACAGTAGACTCTGATGAGTATTACAATGAGATAAATAAACGAATGAGGGATTATTTTCCTAACAAGTTTGTTGAAGATAAAAAACCCGTTCAAACTGTTGCCTCGGCGGGGCGTAAACAGCAAGGACGCAGAACCGTGAAACTCACCCGTTCACAAGTAGCGATAGCTAAAAAATTAGGGGTGCCACTAGAAGAATACGCGAAATTCGTGAAGGAG